CAGCAACTGGAACTTATGTATCAGGTGGAACTGCTGGCGGTGGGTTTGCAGCAGGTGGCGGTGGTGGAGGATTTATTGCTGCTGGTTCAAATGCTTCTGGCGTAAATGGTGGCAATGGTGGTGACGGCGGCGGTGGTGGTGGCGGAGGTTCTCCAACAGGCACAGGCGGTACTGGCGGCAACGGCGTAATCTATCTCTACTACTAAGGAGCAACAATGGCAACATACGCAGTAATGGGTGGCAATACAGTTTCAACTGTTATTGTTGCAGACAACAAAGAGCAATGTGAAGCAGAACTAGGCGTGGTTCTTATTGAATACACACCTGAAAACCCTGCTGGTATTGGTTGGATTTATGATGAAACAACAGGTAAGTTTGTTGCACCTATCGTAATTGAAACACCTGATACCATTACCGAAGCCTGAAACATAAGGGGCATTAACTAGGGAGATACCATGGGTCTTAGAGACCGTATCGCAAAAGCATTAGCAACAACAGATTTAGAAAAGGCTCCAAACTTACCCGCAGGCGCGGCAGTATTAACAGAACAACAAATGAGGCAAGCCGCTGGCGCTATCGGTCAGAGTTATGGCAATAACGTACCCCTAGAAAGAAACCCTTGGTTGTCAATGGTGCCGTTTGGCCCTGGCAACCCAATTACTCCAGGCGCTATCAACCCGTTACGTGCAGACGGGCGCCCAGACCCACGTCGTTATGAATACCAGGTTGCTCAAAATATAAACATTACGGAGACACGTTTAGTCCCGTTTAAAACTTTACGAGCAGCCGCAGACCAAATTGATATTTTACGTCGTTGCATTGAAGTCTTAAAATCTAAAGTTGTTGGCCTTGAGTGGGACATTGTTATCGGTACTGACGCAAGTGAAAAGATTGCAGCAACCTCAGGTGGAGACCATGTTCGCGCAATGGCTAAGGCACGCGAAGGTCTTAATGATGAAATTGACAGAGTGCGCACATTTTGGGAAAACCCAGATAGAGCAAACGGTTTAACTTTTACAGACTGGTTAATGATTGCGCTTGAGGAATTGCTGGTCATTGACGCCCTTGCAGTATGGCCACAAAAAACTGTTGGCGGAGACCTTTACGGTTTACAAATTCTTGACGGTGCAACTATTAAGCCATTGCTTGACGACAGAGGCATGCGTCCTATGACTCCAGCACCAGCGTTTCAACAGATACTTTACGGTTTTCCACGTGCTGAATTTAGTGCTAACAATGACGACCCTAAAGCAGACGGAGAGTTTACATCTGACGACTTGGCTTACATGGTGCGTAACCGTAGAACCACTAGCGTCTATGGACAATCTCCAGTTGAGCGAGCGCTTTCACTTGCAGATATTTACTTGCGACGTCAACAATGGATACGCGCTGAATACACAGACGGCGTATTGCCAGAGACTATGTTTACAACAGACGCTACATGGGGTACAAACCCAGACTTGTTGCGTGCTTATGAAAATATCCTTAACGACGACCTTGCAGGTCAAACAGAACAGCGCAAACGCGCACGTATTTTGCCTCAAGGCATTACCCCAGTTGTCAATGAAACATACGGTGAAAAGTTCAAAGACACACTTGACGATTTCCTCATTGCCTCTATCTGTGGACACTTCGGAGTGCAGCCAACTGAAATTGGTTACTCACCTAAGTCTGGTTTAGGTGGCGCTGGACACCAGCAAGGTCAAGCACAATCTGGTGAAGCGCTTGGCGCACAACCTATTGTTAACTGGTTAAATAAAATGATTACAAACCTTTCCTATGCCTACCTTGGTATGCCGCGTGAACTTGAATTCAAGTTAATGTCAAGCAAACGTCTTGATGATGAAAGCGCTGCACGTAAATCAGATATTGAAGTCAAAGGTGCTGGCAAAACTGTAAATGAGCGCCGCAGTGAGTTGGGTTTACCGCTATTAGATACACCTCAAGCAGATATGCCCTTGTTACTAGCGGGTAATACCTTGTACTTATTTAGCCCAGAGGGAATTATCAACCCTTCAACGCAAGAGTCTGCTCCACAACTTGCACAAGACGGCACAACAGAAATTGTTGATAATGAAGTTGAACCTGTAAAAGAAGAAGTAGCAGCCGAAGTTAAAGCCTTTATGAAATGGGCTAACAAAGGTAAGAGGGGCCGTAATTTTGAGTTCAAACTAATTGACTCAGTAGTTGCGGACGCCCTTAACCGTTGCGCCCTTGAGGGAGACCTTGAAACGGCTAGGTCATTGGCTAAGGCTTATATCTCATGATTTGGGGCGCTCATAAGGCTGACGGGCGCATTGCTGCTAAGAACTCAGTAAAAATACGCGCTGCAATACGTAGGTCAATTGACGCACGTCAAATTTTTGAGGACTACCAGCACACCCACCCTTTTGTAACAGATAACAATGTTCAAGACCGTACACGCGCAAGAGCATGGGCCATGTTGCATGTTCAAGTTGACACCGCTCCAATTAAAGCCGCCATTATCAAGACATGGGCTGACGGGTTTGTGTTGGGCATTGACTCAGCAAACGAAGCAGTTGCTAAAGCGCGTCTTGCGACTAAAGCCGAGGACGTTTATGTTGACTGGGTTAATTGGAAACCAGGCAACAGGGCAGCCGCTTTAATCCTTAGACCTACTGGCGCATTTCAAGCCTTGCTTGCTAAAGCAAACATAACCAGTGACGCAATAGCCAAGGTCGGTTATGACCGTATTGGTACAGCGTTAGCGGACTCAATTGCCGCAGGGTTCTCGCCGCAAAAGGCTGCAAGAGTAATGCTAGAAAAAGTTGGAGACCCAGCAAGAGCGTTAACCATTGCAATTACAGAACAAAACCGCGCCATAAGTATTGCTACCATTGAACGGTATCAAGATTACGGTTTAGAAAAAGTTGAGTGGAGTGGTGCTAATCCTTGCGATATATGCGCCCCCAATGAAGGGCAGATAGTTAACTTAGGAGACTCTTTTAACAGCGGAGATAGTGAGCCGCCTGTTCACCCAAATTGTCGTTGCGCTTTACTCCCAGTTATTGCAGGCATGGAGGACGACCCTAGTCTTGGCCAAGATTATTTAGATACGCTTATGCTCTCGTAATGTTATGATTACGTTCGGCCCTAAGGAGACATAATGGCATTGGTTCACTTAAACAACACAGTCCAGACAACACCCACTTTAATTGCAGCAATTCCCGTAGGAGTTGGGCCTAGTCGCGCAGTTCAAATTTACAATGGACATTCAAGCGCTATTTACATTGGTGATATTTCAATTGCAACGAGCGGTGCAACTATTGGACGTACTATTGCGGCTAATGCTTCATTTCAATTATGGTGCAACGGTGGAGATAAAATTTATGCAATTTCAGCCGCAGCGACAGCCGCTGGCGCGGTAGTAGTTACTTACTCAGCGTAATCAAATGCCTTATCACATTGGAGACGAGGGAACGAGCGGCTGCTCAGGTTTTCCAGTTGTCAAAGATAGTGACGGCGAGATTATGGGTTGCCATAAAACAAAAGAAGACGCAAAAAAGCAATTAGCAGCACTTTACATAAATGAGCCAAAAGCAAAAGAGGAGAAAGCAACCGTGAACGATTTAACAACTGCATTTTTTGAAATCGTAAAGGCCGACAAAAATGAAGACGGCACTCTTATGGTTTACGGTAAGGCAACAGACGACTCACTTGACATTGACCAACAGATTTGTGACCCAGTGTGGCTAGATACAGCAATGCCAGAATGGTTTAAGTCAGGTGGCAATATCCGTGAACAACACTCCTCAATTGCGGCAGGTGTCGCTAAAGAGTACGAGAAAAAAGCAGACGGTCATTACATACATGCACTCGTTGTTGACCCTATCTCAGTCAAAAAGGTTGATACTGGAGTACTCAAAGGTTTTAGTATTGGTATTAAGTCACCACGCGTTATCCGTGACACAAAGGCTGCAAACGGGCGCATTATTGACGGTCAAATTGTTGAGGTCAGTTTAGTTGACCGTCCAGCAAACCCAAACTGCCAGTTGGTATTGGCTAAAAGTGTTGAGGGCGAAACAGGTATCTGGAAGGTTGAGGAACTTATCCAGACGAATAACGAAACACCCGTGGAGGAAACCGTGAAGTCAAATGAAGAAATTATCGCTGAGGCGAAAACAATTGCTGGCGATATTGTTAAGTTTGACCAAAACTTATACAACGCGGCACGTACAGCACTCGCACAACTCATTATCGTTGAAGCAAAAGAAATGGAAGGCGGCTCAGACGAGCGCTTCTCACTTAACGCATTGCTTGGCGCTATCCATTGCCTAGAGCAGTGGTACGAGGGTGAAGAAGCAGAAGGGGAAGTCATGGAGCCAGAGGAGAAAATTGAAATGTCAGCAGATAAGTCTGCGGAAACTCATAAGTGCTTAGAGTGTGGTTGCGGTATTCCGCAGGACTCACACGGCAGCACTGAGGTAACAACAGCGGAAATGGTTTCGCCAGACGAAACACCTAAGTCAGCCGAGGCTGAGGAAGTTGAACTTTCAATTGAAACACCTGCGGAAACTCCAGCCGAAGAAGTAGCACCAACTGAGGAAGTCGCTCCAGTTGAGGCAACTACTGAGGAAACTGTTGAAGCACCCGTAGTTGAGGAAGAAAAAGTTTCTGAAAGTGATGAACTTGCAGAAAAGATAGAAGCCCTTGTGGATAAGGCAGTGAAAAATGCTACCGAGTCTCTTAAATCAGAGATTGCCAACTTGACTACTGCAAAAGAGGCGGCAGTTGAGAAGGCAGTAGGTTTAGAGTCGGAGTTATTAACGGCTAAAAGTCTTGCAGTCGGCGGTGGCCCTAAGCGCACCGTAAAACCAATAGACCACGCGTCAACAGATTTATTGGTAAAGGCAGCAACATACAAGGCTAAAGCAGACGCAACAACCGACCCAGATTTGGCTAAGGGATACGGCTTAATGGCAAAAGAATATTTTGCTAAAGCCGCCGAAGCCGAGTCTAACTAACCGAAAGGAACAACCACACATGGCCGAAATGCCACGCGCTAAGGATTTGTTCGGGGACGCAGCACCTATTGAGGCAGCAAGCCGCATGGAGGAATACACCGAGTCACTCGGTAAGGCTCTTTCACACGGTTCATCTGTTCCAGGACTAGCGCCTTCCGCAGACCCACTAACAGCAATTGAGTCTCTCGTTGCTAACAAGTCACTAACACCAGACGCCCTAGCAGGACTAAACACTGCACTTGCTTCACAGCGAGTTGCAATGCAGGAAATCCAGAAGGACGTAACACTTACTTCACCTCTTTCAACATCTTTCGCAGCGTTTGACCTGGAAGCACCTGCCAAGTTGCTTACACCACGGCCAACACCATTGCGTAACCGTATTCCACGTAAAAAGGGAGTCGGTACTTCACATCGTGTCAAGCGTATTCTTGGATACACAGGTACAGGTACAGGCGGAGTCGGACAGACATGGCCAGGAATTACTGAAACAACAACAACTGCATTTGGTTCAATCAACTACGAGCGCGGACCAAAAATCTCGTACTCAGCAGATGATTTAATCCTGCCTTACAACTCATACTCACTATCTGACTCAGTGTCATTTGACGCTAACTTCTCAGGTATGGGCTACCAGGACCTACGTCAACTATCATCAACTTCAACTCTATATGCGACAATGCTTATGGAAGAACGCATGATGCTAATGGCACGTGGTACAGCCTCAGGATACTCAGGCGCTCTTTCAGCACCTACATTCACAAAGGCAGCACCAACAGCAGGTACAGGCCAGACAGCACTTGCAGCAACCACCTACTACATCAACGTGACAGCAGACGCAGGTATTTCAGGTTCAGGTTTTGGTGAGTCAATTCTTGGTACAGAAACTTCACAGGTTGTTGCCTCAGGACAGGTTCTTACTGTTTCAGTTGCAACAGCAGTAGCAGGCGCACTTGGTTACAACATCTATGTTGGAACAACAACAGGCGCAGCAAACTTGAAGTACCAGGGAACATTGAAGGGTGTCGGTACTTTCACAGTACAGGGCGCTGCTTCAACACAGACAACAGGTAACACAGCACCACTCAAGACAACAACAGCCGCAGCCTCACGTGCCGCAGCAGATACTTCTGCTTACGCAACAGGTTATGACGGTATCTTGCCTACTGTTCTTGGTGCTAACTCAGGTTACAACAACGCTATTAACACAACTTTCTCAACCTCTAACCCAGGTGCGGAATACCAGACAGTCTTTGCGTCACTCTATGACGCAGTAAAGGCTGACCCAGACCTAGTATTGCTAAACGGAAATGACCGCAAGCAACTTTCTGACGCAATCAAGTCTGGCTCAACTGCTAACTACCGTCTAAACATCACCAACCCTGGTGAAAACGGCGGCAACACTTACGGTTCAATCGTTACTGGTCTCCAGAACGAAGTGACAGGTAAGGCAGTTGACCTTGAGGTTCACCCTTGGCTTCCACAGGGCGTATCTCCAGTTCTATCTTTCACACTACCAATCCCAGACACAGAGGTTTCAGACGTATGGTCAAACTTCATGGTTCAGGATTACATGGGTATCCAATGGCCAGTAACTCAGTTTGCTTATGAGTTCTCCACATACTTCCGCGGAACATTCTTCTGTACAGCACCAGCATGGAACGGTGCAGTTTCAGGTATCGTTTCTGCATAGTAGGT